AGCCGGTCTCGTTTATCCAGAGTTTGATCGAAATGTGCATGTTATCGATTCAATGGATATATCAGACCGTGATCGATTTGACGTCTTTGTGTCTATCGATTTTGGAGTTGTCAACCCGTTCGCGGCTTTGCTGATCGGTACAGATGGCGAACGCTATTTTGTACTTGACGAATTCTTCATGAAAGAGAAGACAACGATCCAAAATGGCCATGCAATACAAGCCAAGTTTCATCGATACAAGCCTTTTAACTTCGTGATTTGCGATCCGGAATCAAAAGATGCGCGATTGATCTTGAATCGACAATGTAATCTCTCAAATGTTCCGGCTCCAAAATCTGGAAAGTATGGACTGATAGAATCAATTAACCTTGTTAAATCAAGTCTAACAATTCAAGCGGATGGAAAACCGCTTCTTTTCGTCGCTGAAAAATGTAAAAACTTATTGATGGAATTCAGAAAATATAGATGGGCCAAAACCACAAACGGAACCGACCGACCGAAAAAGTCAGACGATCATGGAATGGACGCTTTGCGATATTTCTGCTCTTGGTATCACCGATACAAATCGCATTTTTAATGATATATATAAGATCGAGGATATACATCATGGAAGAATCAATTTTCAAATACTTGTTAGATTATGGATCTCTAGGCATAACCGCTGGTCTTTTATTTTGGCTTTACTTACAGAACACAAAACAAATCGAGAAGATATCAAAGCAAGCGCGCGAGGATAGCCAGCTCTTAAGAGATCGATATGATGTTGTGATCGAGAAGTACGATAAAGAGAGAGTTCTATTCTTTGAAGAGCGGAACAAAATACATTCTCAAATCGTCCAACAAATCGACCGACTCGAGAAGACCGTGGAGAAACAAGATCTTATGATTAACGCAATCAAAGATAAACTTGATGCGCTTTTACTTATCAGACAAAAGAAGGTACAATGAAAGATACATGTGACTATTGCGGTTGCGATCCCTGTGATTGTGAAGACCAAAAATAAAAATAAAATTTGAAAATAAAATAAAATAAAACTATATCAATCAGGCCGGAATGAGTTCGGCATTTCTAACATTTATATGATTAACGTCGTTAGATGAAGAAAAGAGAAGGTTTGCCGGCTTTGTCCGGCTTTCTCTTTTTGTGTTGAATACAAGATCACCTTTTTTATGTTATCATCATTGTGATAAATGGAGATCTCAACATGTCTATATTTGATTCCTTCTTTGGATTGTTTCGAACTCGATCGGCGGCCAAGCTTGAAAGTAAGCCAACAAAAGAAAATCATGGTTCTTCGTGGAACTCACCGAATGGAGTTCGAAATCCTTTTAATGCTCTTACAGCTTTGGAAGCATACGGAAATCACGGGTATCTATATGCGGCTATCACTCGATCTTGTGAGGACCTTGCGGCTCTTCCTCTTAAAGTTATAAAGGGAAAAGGAAAAGATGCGGTCGAGATCACTGATCATCCACTCACCGCACTACTCGATCAGCCTTCTATTTCTGTTGATGGTTATTTATTTCGAAATCAGATCATACTCGATCTTATCTTATCCGGTTCTTGTTATTGTCTCATGTTGGGAGTCAACGAGAAGAAGCCGGACTCGGTTGTTCGATTACATCCGGATGAAGTTCGAATCGTGACAAATGAATTAGGGATCGTTGGATATGAACATACATCAAACGGTCAATCAGTATTGTATCCACCGGAGAGAATACTAACCGCGAGGAATGCAAGTTATGAGAAAGGACCAAAATCGCTCTTTGGAACTGGAGCGATCGAGAGTTTACGCCGAGAACTCAACGCCGATCTAAATACGCAAAATCTAACAAGCCAAGCCAGCGCACAAGGTCATCCGGATATTTTGATCTCACCGAAAGACGGAGACATTTGGCCGGCCGAAACCAGAAGACAAATATCCGATAACTATTCGAAGCTCGCAAAGTCCGGTGGTGTCATGGTCCTATCAGGTGAAGCAGATGTAACACCTCTCAACGTCTCGCCGAAAGATATGGAGTTCGAGACAGTCAGAACAATGACCATGCAAATCATCAGTGCGGTGATCGGAACTCCGCCAAGTGTTCTTGGTTTGCCTTCTGCTAACTATGCAACTTCGAGATCTCAAAGTATCAACTATTGGGAACTGCAGAAGAAGCGCGCCAAGCGAATCGAGATCATGCTTACAAAGTTAGCGCGATTGTTCGATCTTGATCTTTCTGTTCAACATGACTTTTCAAGCGTTGAACCGCTGCAGAGTGTAAGAGATGCACAACTTGCACGAATACAACTTCATATCATGAACGGGATGCGCGCCGAAGATGCTTATGCGTTTGAAGGTTTACATGATGCACCGATCGGAAAGATGGCCAGCAAAGAAGAGCCTTCTCTTTTAGATGAAAAATCACAGAAGACCGTTCTTAGACTCTTTGAGAATACTAAAAAAAAAACTTTGATAACTCACCAACTGAAAGAAGATTCTTCTGGAATCAATACTTTGAACGAAGATATAAACCAGTCGAGAAAAAAATCAGGTTGATATTCTCTCGATATTTGGCCGGAGCAAAAAAGCGATATCTTGAAAGAGCCGAAGAATATATTCAAGAGACACAAAGAAGAAGTATATCGAAACAGTTTGATATTAACATAGTCGATTGGTCATCTTTGAGAGGTCAAGATATCGAGGTCAGGAAAATCCGAGAGCTTGCAAAGTCTATCTATAGAGAACAGTATAACCAGATCGGCCAAGAAGAGATCAACAAGGTTATGCAAGAAGCCGATCTCGACTCAATACAATTCAAGTCCGGCGATGCTCTCGAAAGACATCTCCAGAAGATCAGCCGCGAGATAACAAAGACAACCATCGACAAGATCGAGAAGGCTGTCAAGAAGGGAGAAGAAGAAGGAGCATCAAAAGACGAGATCCTTGATTCGATTCGTGACTCTGTTGCATTTGATGAATCACGCGCGCAAACCATAGCGAGAACAGAATCAACAAAAGTGATCAACAGCGCAATCAATGAAGCCTATAATCAAGCCGGACAAAATGGAGTCAAGCTGGAGAAAGTTTGGATAACGGAAAATGATGATGCTGTGAGAGAAACACATATAGAACTCGACGGTGTAACGATTCCAGTCAATGAAGACTTTGTGTCATCATCTGGAGCGACAACACAATCACCGGCTTCTTTTGGTGTAGCCGCTGAGGATATAAATTGTCGGTGTACAATGCAAGCTATGGTAGTTAAAGAATAAAAAATAATACTGAAAAAAATCAACTTTGCAAAAGTAAAAAAAAACAGGTATACTCTCAACGGGTGAATAATATGATAATCAAAAAACTATTTGTCGAACGAATCGCTCCAGAAGAAGAGCCAGAAGACGCGCCTTTGATGGCTTCTTTTATTGCTTCCACTTCAGCCGAAGATCGTTATGGTGATGTCATAGCGCAATCATGGGATTTGACGAACTATCGAAAAAATCCAATTATATTATTTAATCACGACGCTAACCAACTACCGATCGGAAAAGGCGAGGTCGATGTAGTAGATGGCAACTTGATGATTGATATCACTTTTGATATGGACGATCCGAGAGCTGCCGAGATAGGCCGCAAAGTTAAAGCCGGTTTTCTCAATGCTGTGTCCGTTGGCTTTAATCCAATTGAGGCAGTTGAAAGATCAGAACTTCCAGATGGTCATTTTGCGAAAGGTGAGAAGGGGACATTCTTTAAGAGTGCCGAGCTTCTCGAAGTTTCAGTCGTGACGATTCCAGCAAATCAGGAAGCTGTATCATCCAAAGAATATCGAAACATTGAAAACGTCGAGTCGATGACTTTGTCGAAAGATCAAGCTATGGAACTATACAAGTATATAGAACAACTTCGTGGGAGTGTTGAGGCACATGCGAGACAAGCCGATTTCATTGAAAGCCTTTTTTCAATGGATAAGAAATACTATGGTGATGATGAGGACTCGGAGTCAGAAGAAGAAGAGCCAAAGACCAAAGATGAAAACTATGGTTTGAAGTCAAACGCAAAAGAAGCAATGGAAGCACTTAAAGAGTCAACACAGAAAGCACTCATCAACAAAGCCGAACAGCATAATGAAGAATATGGAGACAATCCAGAGAAGAAACTAACGAATAGAAATTATTTAGCTGTTTCCTATCATCGAGGTTTAGCCGCATTTTTTGGAAATCCTTCTTCCGTTCGTCCCTCGGTTTCCAGTGCTGACCAATGGGCTATGGCTCGAG